CGCGGAAAGACAACGTTATGGGTTTGAAACAGTTCGATTGCTTGTTCGCCAATTCTCACCGCATGGGAAAGCGCCTTCCAATCGATACCCTCGTTTTTCTCGGCTTGCAAGGCGCGCTGACCATATTCCTCCACCAGCTTGTCAACGATATAATAAGCGTTGCTAAGAGACGACGTATAGGGAAGCTTGCGATCACAAACCGACAAATGCCGGATCAACTGACCATTCGCCAACGGAACGTCAATAATCTCGATAAATTCTTTTCCCTTGGCGAATTTTTCAATAAGCTTTTCAAATTCGCCAAGCTTAGCCGACATCGAACTTACCTGTGTAAGTCCAATCAGGAAGGCGCGGGTATCCCTAGCCGCCGCTACGCGAGACCCCTTAATACCGTACTTATTGGCTTGCTGACGGCAATAACCAATAAAAGCCTTTGAAGTCTTGGTTAGAAGCTTATCACGATTTGATGCGATCTCACGCCAAACCCAGCTTTCCTGCAAATGATATTGCTCTGGAGAGAAAAGAACGTCAAGCGCCACTGTCTGACCCTGTGAGATAAGCTGCAAGAACTTATCCAGGCTATAGATTTCTTCATCGATATCCTCGGAGGTATTCTTTTCAAATTCCACCTTCTCTCGCTTATGAGAAATTGAAGTCTTAATGCGAGAAAGTAAAATATCTTCGGCAGAAGGAATATAAATTCCCTTATAGTCAGTGTCGCTAGAAGGCGTATTCGTTCCGTAAAGTTGTGAACCAAAAATTGTTGTTAGTACAATATTCAACATTTAATTCCTTTTAATTGTAAATGCTATAGACATAATAATGGCGACTATCGAGAATCCTATGAGAATACCAAGACTCACAAAAATTATCCCTTTCTCTTAAGACGAGCCCTACGCTTCTTTGAACCAATCTTACGACGACCCTTACGCGGGCGATTTTTAGCTGGATGCGGCATCATTTTCTCCTTTATATTTTTGATTTACTTAATGTTAATTAGAAGTACAGGTTCTGGATGAACACCTAAAATATGTTTCCATTTCAAAATTTTATACTTTTTGGTATATGGATACGATTGATTATTAACTTTAATGTAATTCAATGCGTCTCTCATAGAGAAAAATTCAATATTAATATACATCCATTTTTGAAAGCACTCGTTGTAATAATATACTGCATAAACATTCATTTTTCACTCCTTCCCTCAAAATGTATGAATTTGCTTCGTCGCTCTGGTAGCAGCGACATAAAGGCATTGAAATGCTTCCTGACATTTATAATTACTGATAATATCTTGCTGATCGATATAGCACTCAGTAAGGGTAGAGCCTTGCGCTCGATGCGCCGTCAAGGCGTAGCCATAACGAACCTCATCAAAGTAATTCTTCAAGCGCCAGAAATCTTCCCAGGCCCTCTTTTTATTAGCCGCAGTTGCGTTATTGGCTATATTAGCCTTCTTCGCCAAGATGCTATTCAAATATTCCTGATCCTTAGGAATCTTTAACGCAATTTCCTGCGTTCCCGTAACGAACAACTCCCAATATTCCACCCGATGGATATTATCGAAGATCACCACATTATCTTTAATGGCTTCCTTCACCACAAATTCATCGTCGGTATGGGCGATAAAAACACCTTCGCGCTCCACCGGCTTACCAAGCAGCAAGATATCGTTTACCTCGAAATCTTCCTTAAAGCCAAGGTGCTTTCGAATCATATTATTATAATAATCGACCGTCTTGTTCCTCCAGGCGATCACCTTAGTTTCGCTGAAGTCAACATTCTTAATGTCGCCCAAGAGGACGGCTTCAAATTCTTGTTGGGAATCCCACAAATAGACGCCATCCCCGTTTTCACCAATATCCTCCATAACTGGAGAAGTATAGTTTTGTTCGCGGAGACAGGCGCGGATTTTCGTTGCTAAGTTCAACAACTCATTATCGTTGCGCATGACGGTTCTCAACATGGAACGGCAGGAAGAATCATCCGTCATCTTCCATGCGCCGCTCATTGGCTCGCCTACAGGCGGTAATTGCGCAGGATCACCCACGAAAATTACCCGCACGTCAGGAAGCTTGTAAATCAATTTAAGAAGCTCCAAACCGACCATCGAAGCCTCATCGATAACAATAATCGATCCTTTCGGAAAATGCGGCTTCTTATTTGGATTCGGAAAACTGAGGACAAGCTTATCCTCTTTCTCAACCATCTTCAGGCCTAGTAGAGAATAGATCGTCTTGACTGGAAGGTTAATATGACCCTCCAGCACCTTACAGGCCTTGTTGGTTGTCGCCGTGAAAAACATATTAGGAATATCACGTTTCGCAATCAAGTCCATCAAAAATGACTTGCCAGTTCCGGCGAATCCTTGAAGGATAAAGAAGCGCTTATCAGTCTCAAGCCATTTATTAATCTTGGAAAGAGCTTCCTCTTGATCCTTGCTTAATGTAAAATTCATAGAACCTCATTCTACTAGTGGGACAGGCAGAATCAATCCACTATCGTCTAGCGCCAGGGAAATTACAACCCTGAGATTGCGCATGATTTCATTATAGAAATAGAACTGACGATTGTAAATATCCTTTACATTTATAGGATAAAGCAATTCGTCTGTCAAGGGTTTAATTTTGTCAAAATCCTGACCATAGATCGCGAAGAAATCGACTATAAAATCTCTACCTTGGAGGAATGCAATCGACTTCCAATTTTCATCCTTGATCGTGGTTTCTTCATGAGATTCACGAATCATACATTCAAGAGCCGATTCGTTTTCTTCAACCTTTCCGCCGATGCCATTAAACATTCCGGCTTGCCACTGAGGCCGGTTCTTCCTGATAAGAAGAACCTGCGTATTATCCTCATTGAATATAAGGCCACATGAATAATATTTCATTTTTATTGGCTATCCAATTCGAAGGGAGAAACCGTCACCCTATCCTCAAAATAAACGGGATAGAGCTTATCTGACTTCGGATCGTGACAGAGTACCCACGTTCCTTCCGCAGCGGCAGGCGAGAACAATCCATTGGGATCAGCCTGAGGAATCGTCACCGCAGTATTGCCGGGGGTTTCATGCCAATTCGCAATCTTTTGAGGATTGGTGTACTGAGTGGCATAAGGAATGCCGAATCCAATTGAATTGCAACGCTTATGAAGCTTGCCATTCATATCCGTAACGTAGGTAAAGGTGTTCATCTTCGGATTGTCGCGCATTTCGATGATATCCTTCATCAAACGCTTTTCAAAGAAATTCGTAACGGCTGGCATTCCAACCTTCATATTACTTTCTTCTGAAAGCTGTTCTTGCTGATGACGCTGCGTTTGATCAGAAGTCGGTCGCACGTTGTCATCACAAGCTGCAAGCAGGAAAAGGCTAAGGGCGGCGACTGTACCTAGAAAAATATTCTTCATTATTGTGCTCCATTAATTGAGTTATAAAATGACTGAAGATCAGGAGGTAGACGACTAATATCGTAAACCTCGAATTCATGAATTGCCATCTGGCGAAGCGAAGCCTTGTCCTCCTGCGAACCGGCGTCGTACTGGCGCTTGATCTCATAAAGATGGCGCGTCATGCCTTCATTGTAGGATTGCGATTCCTTGAAAGTATTGTATCGCGTTTGCTCATACTTCGGCGCAAAAAAGGCGTACAATTCATAGCCGCCATAGGAAACGCCAAAAAACACTGCGCACCAAATCACGACTACAGCAAAAAAATAAAAAATATCCTTAAACATTGTTTCTCCTTTCAGAAAAGATTCTTATCAGTCCAAAACTGGTAAATAAAATCAACTATTAACATACAAATAAGTACAATAACAAATACACAAAATGCTACTAAAATACTTCCAATCCATAGCGGAAAGCTTATCGGCAGGAGTAGAAGAAATAATCTTCGCGCCCACATAGGCCAAGTCCAAACATTAACATAGTCGAATTTATCCATTACCTTAGTATAACCTGTTTCATACATTGCTCACACTCCTTAAAATGTATAATGAAATAAATGAAATAGCAAATCAAAAAATACGTTGCTACCGGCTAAAATTAACATTTATTCTAAATCCTCTCCGTTAAATTCTCTCAAGGCTTCTTCTGAGACCTTCTTAACGATCTCAATCGTATCACAACTATAAAGGCCAGAGCAAGAAAAAGCGTTAAATTCTACAATTCTAGGGCCATCAGGCGTCCAAGCTGTATCGAGCGTATAAACGGTATCAGGCTGATAATCCATCTTCGCTACTTCCTCCGCAAGCCGTTGACAATCCGGCTCTACGTCAACGCGAATATCGAGCTTGCCGTCCCTGCGATATTGCGATTGGGCGATGACCTGCTTATTGCAAATGATATGGCGATACTCGCCAATAATTTCCGTTTCAGGAGCCAAGATGCAAAGCTCATGATCCAAAATCTTCTCATATTGGGAAAGTGCCGAAGGATTCTCATTCTCTGACGCGAAATCAATTACTCTTCCGGCAAAGGATTTCGTCACAGCATCAGGCCGAATGAACATCTTGGGCGATTCGAAATAAGGAGGCTGAAGAGCATAGTCCAAATCCCAATGTAAACGACGCTTAACCTCTCCATAGGGAAGCATGATATAACGATCATTCAGCATTAGGTCGCCATAGATTGACGAGTAATTTGAATATCGCAATTCCTCAGTCTTAAAATATGCGCCAGGAAGAATGTTTCGCAAGATACCATATCGCTTAATCTGATTTAAAAATTGGATCGAGCCATATAGTATCAGTGGTTTCTCAGGATCGAGCTTGGTAAAATTAAACTCTGGCGTATTCGAGAATGGAATATATTTTGTAATATGAACGTCGTGCCCTAACTGCTTAGCTGCCTCTTCGATGCGAGGAAATCCAAATCCATCGTCATGCCGCTCCAGGAGAACCGTATCAATCACCCACTGGCATGTCATTTAGGTTCTCCGTACAACATCACTATAATTTCATAGATAAAAAATTCATTATACTTATCCAAGGATTGAATCCAAACTTCATCAGCGCCGTTTTTTCTCGCCCAATGGATTGCCATTTCTTTCAAGTTGCGTTTAATCAAATTCAAAATGATAGTATCAACCATTCTCTTTCGCAACCCCTCTACCAAGCAAACATCCAGTAAAAATAAGCCAAAAAATAGGCCATAAGATGCAAGAAAAAAATGATAAATCTGGACCCATATCACTAATTAAACCATATTTTGAATGTGCAATATAAGAGAGTGAAAATCCAAATCCCATAATATAAATACAAATTCCAACAATAATCATCAAAGTCAAAATCATAGCAACTCCTTCACGAAAAGTTTCATCTGACAAAGCCCACCTAGCTTCGCGCCGTAGGTTAACGACTTAAGATAATCATCCTCCATTTTCACATACATGTCAAGACAAAATTCAACATTCTCTTGTTCTAATTCGTCCTGAAAGAAAAATGTATAAGTTCTCAAAAGACTTATCAGTCGAGACTTATCCAGAGTTACAAATAAAATATGATCGCCTAGATTATCACCATAGGTAATGATATAACAAGGCTCCATCAGCGAGCCTTATTTTGCTTTAGAATTTCAGGAGTGATGCCATGCAACGAGAAAATCCCGCTCTGAATGGCCACAAAGAAATCATGCGACAAATTATAAAGAAAATTCAATATATTTGTAAATAGATCATTTAGAACAAAACCAAACATATTGAACGGCCACCAGAATACCCAATAATAAAGTCGATATTTGTTGTCGCCAATCTTTGGTAAATATTCCTGATTATATAGATATCGCTCAAATGTTTCACTAGGAAGCGAGTAGGAGTCGTTTCTCAAATACCTATTCCGTAATTCTTCTAAATGCATCTTCACGTAAGACGCTTTACTCGCACAGAGAACAACCCACCGCAAGATTGCATAGAGGACGCCGATCAGAAAGTATTCTCCAGTAAAATAGAAAATACTTTCCCAATTTAGGATCACCTGACCCTGCCCAAAGATGGCAACAAGATAAAGCATAAATCCTATGAAAGTTAAAAATATAAATTTACTCTCCGATGCACTAATAAAAATCGACAATAAAACAAACAACAAAGCAAATCCTGATACCACCCATCCAAGCGCAGCTAATTGCTGCGAAAGGAGATATGGTCCCGTAAAGATAATCAGATTAAACATTATTAGTCCTTTCTTCCAATGGTATATTTAGAAACCAAGTTATATTCACCCTTCTGACTGAACGGAAGCACGTAGATATGCTTCATTGAAGCTGTGGGCGATTCGGTTACGGATGGATTGAGAATCTTCACCAGTCCCCATTCCTCTAGCAGATTCGCGATTGTATTGCGGCGGGCGCGGTCTTCATCCGAGAAATGCTTGCCCTTGCCATCGATCATAAACATTTCCAAGAAATGAACGATATAATATTCATTTCTTTTATGAAGTATATGGCAGGTTTGATAAAGAGTCTTTTCCTTTCTGGACGCAATCCCGATCCTAGTAAGGGTTTCCTTAACCTTCAAAAAGTCTTCTGAATTTGCAAGTTCAACCTTAACCAGCGAATCAAAAATATTACTCAATTATTATTCTCCTTTTTCATTTGTCGTTTTAACTTAATTCCCTCTGAAATTTTCAATTTCATTTCATCAGAGCATGGAATACCTTTATTAGGAGGTGATCTTCCAAACATTGGATTTTTTTCTCCTACATGTCGATCCTTCATACTTAACGATCTTTTCTTATTTGCTTCAACAGTATGTTTTTTTCCTAACATCCCCTTCGCATTATTCAATCGAAGATTATTTAAATGTTCTTCTGTAAAAGGTCCAACCTTTTTTCCGGTTTTAGTTTTTGATAGTTTTAATCTTATTTCTTCGGTCATTTCTATTCCATCACCGCCATGAGTGGAATTATAACCATTGTTATAACTGTTATAACATTCAATCCAAAACATTTCTCGTTCGTTAAGTAACTCAGCATCTTCGACGTTCTCTAGAACTTCTGAAGTCCAACAATCATTTCCATACTTACGGATTGCTCTATAAAAATGTGTATCTTTTTTATCGTTTAAAGCTTTCCTGATATGTTGTTTGAATCTTTTTTCAAGAGTTTGCGTAGTTTTACCTATATATGATAAATTATTCTCTTTATTTGTTATCTTATATATTATCATTTATGAAATACTTCATACCAATCTCTAATATACGCTAATTGCTCTTCGCTGAGGATTTGCAGTATTCTTCGCGCTTCTTCATATGAACAATCATTATACGCAGAAATTATTTCCAAGTCTTCAATCTTCTCACTTTTGAACCATTTTGTAAATCTTTTCTTCGGCTTTATAGAATCCAAATAGTATTGATAGTGCGGCATGTCCCCTATATTTTGAAAGGTCGCCGCCTCAGAAGCATACATGATGGTATCTATAAAGTAAGAATAGAATCTATTCGTTAGATACTGATCATAACCTTTGATGGCATCCACAGGCTCATGATCATTAATAGATTCAATAAAATCAAACGGCTTAGCCATTAGCGATCAGCACCGTAGCCCAGATCACCATACAAAGTCCTATAAAAAGAAAGGTGGTAAGAGCAATGTCGTCAGATTTTCTTTCCTCGATGCTCACCAACAAACCGCCCAGCGTAATAACAAAAACAAAGATATCAAGCAAAATCGCTGAACTTAAAGCAATCGCATGAACCATTCATATTATCCTTTCATTTCCAGACCATATCCGACATTACTTGCGTCAGGAAGGCCACCGTATTAATTTCCTTATCGAGAACAAACGCCTGACGATAATCATATTCGTTGTAGAGCACCACGTATGACGCGATGGAGCCGGGATTGATCTTATCCTTGATCAGATTGAGAAACCGCTTGGCGAAGGAATTGAAGTCACTGACTGAGGTATAATTTTCCCCAACCCACTTCCGCATTTCACTCCAGCGCTTGTTCTTGATAAGGTCAACCAAGGGAATCAGCGATTCGTCATTGTTCCGCGTCAGGATGCCAGAATCGATTGTTCCATTCGCCTTGCCATAGGCCTGTAACTCATTCAGCACCTTCCGCCAATCAGGATAGAATTTCTGAAT